CGATACCACAGCATTGAGCGCTGTACTGTTTGCGATAACGGCCGCCATAGCGGTCGAAGATGCAGCCACGGCCGTCATGTCAGCATAGTCCGCAGGATTCAAACCGGCCAGCTTCGCCGCGGCCTTGCCCATAACTGCGCTGGACGCTCCCGTAAGGGTGGCCCAGGCTGTTTCGTTTGCCTTGACAGCTTCAACCGCAACCGCGCTCTCGTAGACTGCGGCCACAGCCACATAGGACGAAGCTACCGCGTTCATCGCTACATGAGAAGTCACCACCGTATTGAACGCTGCGGTGTTTGCAATGACCGCCGTCATAGCAGTTTCGCTTGCAGCTACCGCGTTCATCGCAGCCTGAGAGGTTGCAACCACATTGAGCGCCGTTGCGTTGCCGATGACAGCTGCCATCGCAGTCTCGCTTGCGGCAACAGCGTTGAGTGCAACCTGAGAAGTTACAACAGCATTAAGTGCCGTCGCGTTCCTGACGACAGCCGCCATTGCAGTCTCACTCGCAGCCACGGCAGTCATCGCGGTTTCGCTTGCGGCAACAGCCGCAATGTCCGTGTAGGCAGCACAGCTCTGTCCCGCCAGAGCTGCAATCCATTTTCCGGCGCTTACCGTGCCGGCACCTGCGGCGCGAGACATAACCGGATCGTGCAGGATTTCCAGACAGCGGGCGCTGTCCGAATACATCGCGTCCTGGCTTTCCGCGCCTGCCTCGTAAATGCTTCCGAGAAACGTCTGTACCGCATCGTCGATATACGGCGAGGCAGCAAGCAGCGCATACAGCTCCTGTGCGTTCTTGTCCGGTGTTTCCGGCTCGTAGCCGAGCACGACAGCAACGCCGCCTGCATTGCTCACAAACGCCTGTGCCTGTGCCCTGCTGGCAAGGATAGTGCGCAGGCGGTGTACGCCTTTTCGGTAGTTATCCTTAAACTCATGCGAGTAATAGCTGAAATCCTGCTGAATCTTCTTGATCATTACTCGTCACCTCCAAACTCAATAGCGATATAATCCATTTCGATCTTCTCTGCCGTTGTAATCGTGCCGAGCGTCGGCAGAACGACCTGCGGCAGCGTCACACCGGAAACATAGGTGATCTGACTGTGACTGGGTGACGAGCCGGTGCCCGAGCCGATATAGCCGGTAGCCGTTGTCACCGTGCCCTTCGTCGCACTGCCGCCCTGCAAACTCGGCTGACGCAGGCAATAGAGGAATCCTTCCGCAGTCACGCTCTTAATCTCGCAAAAACCGCTGAATTCCTTCGGCGTCACCGTCAATACCGGCACGCCCTCAAACGGATGGCGGAACTTGAACGTGTTCCAGCCCGCACCGGCATTGATAAAGCGGCCGGTCTCCATTGTGTAATCGTCCAGCTCATTGGTGCTGCGTGCCGGCTCTGCGGCCTCGATCATATCAAGCACATCCTGCGCCAGCCTGTCCGCCGTCACGGCCTGCAGCGCCAGCTTGATGGTGGTGACGCCGTAGTCCGGGATAACGCCCGCCGTTACATCGTCGATCTGTCTGCGGATTTCCTCAAGCGCAGCCTGCACGGTCCCGCTCGTCACGCCCTTGAACGGCGTAATGCCGACCCTGCCCGCGCCCTCGGCGGATTTTACAGCATTGATATACCGCACAAGGTTTGCCTGCAGCTGTTCGAGCGCGGCCTGCACGGTGTTTGCGTTCACGCCGTCAAATGGCGTCATGCCGACGTTTTCCGCGCCGTTCTCCTTTACATCTCTGCGGTAGTCCTCAAGGTTCTTCTGGATACTCTGCAGCTGCTCCTGCACCGTGCCGCCGGTCACGTTGGTAAACGCATCGGCGCCGATCTGTCCGGCGCTGTTTGCGGCCTGCAGGCTCTCGATCAGCTTGTTAAGCCTCTCGATAATAAGCAGCGGCAGCAGATCGAAAACCTTCTTGTTTTCCTCAGCCGAGCCGGTCAGCGCGTCCGGCTGGCTCTGCACGCCGGTCTCTGCCGCCTTTTCGGCTGAAATTTTGCTTTCATCAAACGTCATGTCCTCACCTCACTGTCTCTTTGCGTACTTTGCGACAAAGTACCGAATGACAACCTCGTGTACACCAAAGCCCTCGTCCACCGTGTCGGACTGCAGAATGACCTGAATCGCCTTCCAGCCCTTGCGCTTGAACAGAAACGGGATAATGGAGTTGACCACCGTCCCGAACGGAAAACGTTCAAACCCGATGTAGTGAAAATTCAGCCGATCCGCTGTCACGCGCTTCATCAGCGTTCCGTGGTCGGTTTCGAGTCTTACCCAAATCTCAACCGCACTGCGCGTGTACGCCTTGAGGTGTACGCCGCTGCCGCGTTTGGGCATGGTTTTCAGAATCATCGGCGAGTTCATCGTGTCCAGCTTGGTAGCCCACTCGGTGTGAATGGCCGCGCCGTCGTCCGAGAACGCGTTCATCATAATATCATTGTTCTCATCTACAAGATCGTCATTAAACCGGCAAACTCTGCCGTCCTCAGTGCCGAAATACAGCGCCTGTTCGTGCGAGCAGAGCACCTTTGCCGGCACATTCGTCCAGAAGTACCATTCATAGCCGTTGTCGCTTTTGTCCTGATTGCCGTCTGCCACATACGCGCAGCCGTCGATCACAAGCACATACCAGCCGCGCCAGCAGGCGGCTACAGCGTCCGCAAGTCTTCGCTCCTTGCACAGCTTGGGGTTGACACGCCTCGACCGGCAGAATAACTGCCGCACCTGCATGTTGTTGTAATACGTCGTAGTCGGCGCATATACGCCGCGCGGACTGAGATACAGAGGATCATCATTCAGGTTTGCCGAGGAATACTTTGCAATCGCACCGTATCCGGGCACGCCCTCTTTCAGCGGAAAGGTTGCCACATCGTTCAGCATTGCTCCCGAGTGGTGCCAGATCGTGCCCTCCTGCCGGTTGTCCTTCTTGATGAGCAGCAGCTCGCCCTGCGCCTTGAGATAGCACATGATGGGAAAATCACTTGATCCCACCACGCTGTAATTGATATCCGGGAAATATGTCGGATCAGACAGGCCGGAAAACCATTCCATAGCCGCGTGCTCCTTGTTGCCGGAAATAAAAACGCGGTTGCTGCTGCCGTCCATGCCGTAAATGGCAAAGATGGTGCAGCCGAGGATCTTCTTCCGGTCCTCGGTGGTCTTGGCAAACTTCACCTCAAAATTAGAGATACCGGCGTTCTCCGGTGCGCTCGGTGCGGTCTCAAACGTCACCGTGCCTTTTTCCGCGTCATAGCTTTTCACGGGGATTGCGCTGCCGTTGAGATAGGCCGCTGTCGGCGTGCAGTCCTTGTCAATGCCGGTCACGTCCAGCTGATAGGTCGTGCTTGTGCCGTCTCCGATAAAGCGGTTCTTGCGCCACTTGCACAGCATATTAACGTTTTCGTAGGTCTCGCCGCCGCCTGCCGCCTTGCGCTGATAGCTGGTCAGCGGACAATAGGCGTTGTCGTCTGTCGCGTGTACGGCGGTTTTGCCGTCATAAACAACATAGTGCTCGCCGGTCAGGATAAACAGCTTGCCGTGCATGTAAAAGCCCTGGCTGCGGCCGCCGCTGTTCAGCTTGTCCAGCAGCTCCTTGCGGCTGTCCTTTACTTCCTTGTAGTCAGCATCAAGCTTTACGGCATACAGCTTGCTCCCCGCATGGACGATGAGCGTCAGGTTTTCGTCGTCATTGTCGTTCTCATAGGGAAAAATACCGGCGACAGGAACAGCCTTGCCGTCCGCATCGGTAAACCGCAGCAGCGTGCGCCATCCATAGCGCCGTTCCGGGAAACCGCCCTCGTCTGCGATCACGTTCACCGCACGCGGCGAGCGTCCATCGTCGATCTGGGTCTCATCTGTGGAGTAGTCCAAACCCTTAAAGCGCTTATAATGCTTGGTGCCTTCCTCGGATTCCGTGAAATCCGGCACCGTAACCTTACGCGGCATGTCTTACTCCTCCCCGTAATCCGGCACAGCAGGCGCAGCGTCCTCGAGTGCCGAAACAAACTCATTCCGGAACATCACGCTTTCCGCCTTGCGGTTCTCATCGTCGAACAGCAGTGCCGCAGCCAGTCCCCACGGCAGCGCCACGCGCGTGATCCGGTCGTCCCAGTCGAGCGCCGTGCTGTCAATCGCCGTGACTTCCGGCGTGCTTGTCAGTTCCGCGTCACCGCGCTGTGCGCGGATGGCGTTCTCGTACGGCAACGCCTCCACAAGCAGGCTGTCAAGCAGTGTCGGCGAGTAGCTGTCAAAGTCAACGTCCGTTCCGGGCGCTTCAATGATTTTCGCTAGTGCCAGCGTGTAAATGCGTTTAATAGTCGTCGCCACGCTCTCACCTCCTAACAAACAGAGGGCGGGCAGCCGCCCGCCCTCCTGGGTCTTTACTTATCGGTAGCCTCCGCAATATCCGAGGTCAGCTTGCCGCCCTTGCCGAACGCAACCACGCGGATGGTCTCGCCCGCCTTGGTGGCAACCGTGCCGGCGTTGGCAACCGTCTTGCGGTTTGCCGAGAAGCGCGGATCCGAGCCGTCCAGCGTGTACCAGATTTCGTCCGCACCTGCCGCCGTAACGGTCGCACTGTGCGAAGCAATCGCTACGGTGCACTCCTGCTTGCTGCCATCCTTGCCGATAACCACAACGGCGTCCGCCTTGCTGGCCAGTACAAACAGGTCGTAGGTCTGGCGGCCTTCGATCAGCGCACCGGAAATGCCGGGCGGGTCCTGATGAATCTTGGTGTCATTGATACGGTACGGGAACGCCAGCGCGGATTCCTGCGCCGCAACCATGTAAACGTCGGTCGGGAACATATTGCTCGGCACCTTGACTACGGTAAAGCCCGCGATCTGGCCAACCGTGCCGGTCGGCAGCTGCTTGCCAGCCAGCGAATCCAGGCCGTGCCACTCGTCAGACAGGATAATCTTTGGGTAATCCTTAGCGCGTACAAACAGTACGCGGCCGTTTTCCGGTACGAGGTGCTCGTCCATGTAGGTTGCCGCGTCGTAGACCATGGTAACAATGGTGCTCTTAGTCGGCTCTGCGGTTACGCCTGCAATGTGGCCGAGCTTTGCAATACGCGCAAAGCCGTACTTGTCACCGGTCGGCACGCACTGCTCTGCAATCTGCTGACGCAGCCACTGGCCGCTCTTGTTGCTGATAGCCTGCTCGCTCTCATCGCCCTTGTCAACAACGCCGGTAAAGGACTTGTCCTGAGTCATCATGTACTCAACAACGGTGTCCTGTACGTCCTTCACCTCGCCGTATCGGCTGTTGCCGTTGCGGGTGTAGTCCACAACAGGGGTGGTGTTCAGCATATATACGCGGCAGGTTTTCGCGCCGGTCATCTCCACGTTCGCCTTGCAGTGAGCGCGCAGGAACGAGGTGTGGGTATACAGTTTCTCAATAGTAGAGGCATATTTAGTCGTAAGATTGATTGCCATAAAGTGTTGTCACTCCTTTTAGCTTCACAGTCCCAACAGTCCGCGCAGGAACGGATCAGAGGTGTCACTCTCATTTCCTGCCACACTGCCGGGGCTTGTCTGTCTGTTTGTCTGATTCTTCTCTGCGATCCTGACCGCCTGCTGATTCTGTTCAGCCTGATAGCGCCAGTGCGCGGCGACGGGAGTCATGCCCTCGCTGTTCACGAGTTCCATCACACGCGGCGGAATGTCCTCCGGCTTGTGTACGTCTGCGAGTGTCTCGTATTCGTCCCACGCCTTGATGCTGGCTTCTTCTCGTGCCTGTTCAACAGTCTGATCAATGCGCTGCTGCATGGCGGTAAGCTCCGCCCGCTGCTGTTCGGCGGCCTGTGCCGCGGCTGCACGCTGGGAAGCCATGCGGCCCTCGGCGATTGCTTTAAGCGCCGCATCCGGGGTTTCCGGAAACTCCGCGCGGCACTTCTCGATTTCAGCCGAGAGCAGCTGCTCATTGCGTGCGCCCTCCAGCTGTTCCAGGTACTGCTGCCGGTTCATGCCAGCGGCCTCAGCGTACTGATCCAGTACGCGCATTTCCCGCTCGGCCTTACGGTCATAATTCATGCCCTTCTGGAGCAATTCGACCGGATTCGCGCCGAGTGCACCGGTCAGCGCCTGCACTGCGTCTGCCGGCAGCAGGATCTGCTGTCCGTTGTAGACGAGCGGCACGGTCTGTACCGGCTGTTCCACCGTTTCCGGCGGTGCTTCGCCGTCCTCCGACGGCTGATTCTCCGGCTCCTCGGGCTGCTCTTCGGCGCGCTGGTCTTCCGCACCGTCCTGCACGTTTTCCTCGTTTCCCTCGTTCGTGCCGCGCTGGTCTTCCGCGTCACTGCCTTCGAGGGCGGCGAGAAATTCGCTCTCGTCAAAGCCGTCCATGTCCGCGCCGGTGTCGGATGTATTGCCGTCCTCGGCAAAATACTGTAAACCGATACCCCCGCGAATCTCGCTTCCGTCCATGTGATTGCTGGTCTTCCAATCCATTTAGACAATCCTCCTATATGCAAAAGACTTTCGTCTCATTGCCGTGTGTTTATCGTGTGTTTATCGTGCGTTCCTGCACTCCGGCGGACGCACCGCCGTTCCGTAAGCAGTGCACCCACCCGTTTTCATAACGCTACATCAAAAGAGGTGAACCCGGACGAGGGTGATATGGCAAAAACGCCCACGCCCGCCGCAGTGCAGGAAAAGAGATCGTGTCCGAGACTCTGACGGGCAGGCAAGGAAAAAATGAACTCAGAAACCTTGCCGCCGCCATACAATAGAAAGGAGAAAATAGGTATGGCCGTTCCCTGGGTAAAGCAGGCTCGGTCGTTGGGCATTACTGCCCGTCACAGTCTCGGACTCAGTTGTATTCCGGCGCTCGGACGGACGCCCTCGACCCGAACGAGGGTGCCCGCCATCGAAAGAAATAAGGGGAATCAATGGGCGGGTGAGGTCAGCTCCCGCCCGTCCGAACGCCGGAACAGAAAAATCAATAATCAGGTTCGAGAATCGGAACGCCGTACTGCACAGCGCATTCGCGCTCAATCATGCAGCCGCGTGCGTCCTTCCAACCCTTAGCGAAATAAACGAGATCCGCATCTGCCATAAGCCGGATAGACTCAGCCAGAAACCAAAGTGGCTTTGCGTCGTGCGGTGCATCCTTAAAAAAGGAGTCGATGATTTCGACAGGCTCACCAATATATTCAGTCGCTTCGCGGATAGCACGCTCACGCGCGCGTTCAATCTCATCGTTTGTCTTGTCCTTCATCGGCTGAGAAATAAACAACTTTTTCATATCGTATCTCCTATTTTTTCAGTCCACGGCTTAGGGGTGTTACTATCTCGTGAGGTCCTCTGTTTGCACGCAACAGCCGCTCTCAGCACGCTCCAAATCACGTAAAATCCTCTTAATGCAGAAGCCGAGGTCAATCCCCTCGTACTCTGCACGAACTTCCATCGCGTGCAGATAATTACCCATGTGATGAATCTGTGCGATCAGCACATTAAGCGGACAGTCCGGCGTAAAATCCAGATTGTGAGCTTCTGCTTTAATAAGCATCTTGTGCAGCTTATTATAGCGGATCTTTGTTTCCAGAAATTCACCAAGGAAACGATCCTTATAGTCAGTGCTCTCCGTCAGAGATGCTACATCTTTCAGTGCCAAATCTTCAAAGGTTTTCATGCCGTATCTCCCTTCTTAAAACCGAAACTTCCGGTCCGTCCCCTTGGTAAACTTCGCCTTCTGGGTGTTCAGCTCGTTCTGAAGCGCCTCAAACATGCTCTCAACCTGCTTCTCGGTGTACTCATACGAGCTTGCCGAGAGATGTCCGATCAGGCTAATTGCCTTGCACGCGCGGGAAACGCGCGGCTCTGCCAGTCTTACAAAGCGTTCCGCCTTGCTCTCATTGTTGTTATCCATTTGTCAAACCTCCCTGCTGTAATGCCTGCTGCATGCTGGCCTGCTGCTGCACTCTCTTTGCAGCCTCGACCAGTCCTTCCTGATCCTTAACCGAGCCTTCCGGCATGCGGCTGAGGAACTCAACCATATTCGGCATAACACCCGCCGTCTGCAGGTTGTTGAGCGTCGAGATCTGCAAAATGCGGCTCCAGTAGCTCGCCTCGCCGATATGGATATTTAGGTCGAGGGCCTCGACCGAGAGCGTGCCGAAGTCAAACATCTCCACGCGGGTCTGCTCCTGCGTGTCACCGGTTTCCGGGTCTGTCGCCTCGTCCGTGATCTTGACCTGACGCATGCCGTAATAGGCATGCATCATGTCGATGAGTACCCGCTCGTAGTCCTCGACAAACTGGTAATATGCGATCTTGGTCAGCACAAGCGGCGCAGCGTTCGCGGTCTGCACCGCTACGATTGCACTGCTATTCTCCGGATTCTTTACGTTGCCGAGCGCGGCATCATTCGCACCGGCAACATTTTTCAGTGCGTCCGTCATGCTGGACGTAATACCGGTTGCCTCGGTGGGAATGGGCATCGAGCCCGCAACGCCGGTCAGCGCGTCCTTCACATCTCCGGTGACGCCGATAGACGTCGCGTCCGGGTCCCAACCCTTGGGGAACTTGTTCCGGTTGTAAACAAGTTTCGGCATCGCGTTGTTGCGCAGCATGAGCGCAAGTGCCGTCCATTGCTTGTTGATCTCAATCTGCGTGTTGATGAGCGGTTTGATCTCCATCACGCCGTGATAGCAGTTCTTCCGCGGCTTCCAGCTCATGTACGCGACGGGATAGAGTGTCATTTCCGTCGCCACATCCTGCTCGATCATCACGCGCCCGCAGGAGCGGCAGTAGTGCACGCGGCCGTCCTCGGACTTCCAGAACCGCACAAGCTCGTTGCCGAGACTGTCGCTGTTGTTCTGCTCGTCATCGCCCTTGTACAGTCCGTCGGACTCGCCCTCAATGGTCTCCCACTCGGCACAGCCGAGCCGCTTCGCGTCCTTGCGGATTTCAGAGACCGGTCTGCGGCGCACAATAATAAGGTACGGCTGCTCCTGCACATTGCTGTTCGCCGGATTGCCGAAAATCACGTTGGTGTTCATGACCTGCTCGGCGCAGATTTCACCCTGCACACCGCCGAGGCCGGAGGCCTTGCTTGCGTCAAAGTAAAAATACAGCGCCGCGTCACCATCCACGCAGGCGTCACGCAAGACCATGTGGTGCTTACTTTTCAGCTTGGTACGCTCCACCACGCGGTCAATGCTCTGCTCAAGGATTTTCGCCGCATACTCGGCCTGCTCATCCGGAAGGAACGGCTCAACCTCCTGATCCACATCGTTCGAGACGATCTGCGCCACCTTGTAATGCACGATCGGGTCGAGCACGTTCATCGTGATCGGACGCAGGTTCTTGCTCTTGAGTCCTTCCCACTGCTTCCCTTCCACAAAGTTCTCGCACTGCTTGACGTCCTCGTACAGGCCGAGGCCTGTGTTGTACTGCACGCCCTTTTCGTACTCGGCTTGCACCCTGTCAGCCGTGAGCGTGGTTTTCTGCTCATTCATCGCTTAATTCCTCCTGCCCGTGGGCGGTGCCGTCATAGCGGAGCAGATTGTTCACCTCACGCATAATGCGGCCCTCGGCACTCAGCCTGTAAGCCTGTTCCTTGAGGAATTCCTCTTTCCAGTGCTCTGCGGTCTCCCGCTCGGTGATGAGCGCCTCATTCAGCTTGCGGCGCTCCTGCTTGAGATTATCAACCTCGTTGCGGGCGCTCCACATCGCGCTGATTGCCGCGTCGTGTGCATCCTTGGTGGAGTCGAGTTCTTCCTGCAGCTTCTTCGCGGCTTTGCGCTCGGTCTGCAGTTCCTGCCGCAGACGGCAGGCCGTGTCCTCACTCTCTCGCAGGGCCTGCTCAACCTTGGTGCAGCGCTCCACAAGCTGTGCATGCACCAGTTTTTCCGCTCCGAGCCGCTGCTCGTTTGCCTGCGAGGCAAGCTGAAAAGATTCCGCCTCCATGGTTTTCTTACGCAGATCCGCGCCCAAACGCTTGGCGTTTCGGGTCTGCACAGCCGCCAGAGCGGCACACATCGCTGCAACGGCACTAATAGCTAAATACATTTCCCATTTCCTCCTCGGTTGTCAGTTCGTTAAACTCCTTCGGCTCACTCGCCGCGATCGGACGGCCTGCCACAAAGTACCGCAGCATGTCCGCCGGGTGCGTGTACTCGTGCGGATCGTTTGCCACATCGTCCGGGTGCATCTCGTCGTGCAGCAGCATCGGCAAACTCTTGATGGTCTGCGTGCAGTTCGGGAAGATCATCAAACTCGGCTTGCCGGTGTCCCTGCGTACCTTCAAGTATTCCTTGAGGTCGAGCCAGCCGAGCACGCGGTCGTTCTTTGCTTTCTCCATAAACACACCGCACTCCGCAAAGCGGTCTGCCGCGCTGCGTCCGGTGTCCTGTCTCCGGTTCCAGAGGTCAGGCGGCGCAAAGGTGATCGCATCGCGTTCCAACTCGTCCGAGCGTTCCAGTATGGCGTTAGCCGCGTCCGACAAAATCAGTCCGTCGTGACCTTCACCTAAATCCTTGCCCTCACAGTATTCCTTGTACAGATACGCGGTGCCGTTCTCATCCACAGCAAACCAGCCGACAGCCAGCATATCAAAGCCGTAGTCAAGCGCCTTGTACCGCGTCCAGTGGTCGGGTATCGGGAACGCCTCGCAGACGTGCGTCTCGCGCCGGAACTCGGGGAAATATTGTCCCTCGAAAACATCCCAGTCACCGTACAGCATCGCCCGCTTGCGGTCCTCGGGCAGATTCTCGAGCGCGTTCACATAATCCGGGCTGTTGTGCATCAGCGCCTTGTTGTCGTACACATTCGCCTGAATAAAGACGTAGTGTTCCGGCTTCTCGGTCTTTTTGTACTCCCGGTCGATAAACAGCCGCTTGAACCAGGCATGCCCAACGCCGCCAGGGTTGCAGGTAAAGTACATCCGCGGCGGAAAGTGCTCCGCCATCAGACCGGAAGAACGGTTGGATTCCGTCATCGTGGTAAACACGTTCTCAGGGAACTGCGTGCACTCCTCCAGAAAGATAACGTCATACGCCTGACCCTGATACTGCAGCAGGTCGCTGTCATGCCGGCAGTAACCGAACTTGAGCCGCGCCCCGTTGGGAAAGATAAACGCCTTGTCCGTGCCGTTGTACTTCGCAACGCCGTGCAGCTCACGCATCGCAGGCAGCAGGTGGTTTTCTTTCAGCTCCGGGTACGTTCTTCGCATGAAAAGCACCTGAATGCCGTCATAGCGCAGGCAGAGCAACTCGGCCTTCATGCGTGCGACGTAGCTCTTACCGCCGCCTCGCGCACCGCCGTAAGCGATATACCGCGCCCGGCTCAGCAGAAAATCCTTCTGTTTGGGGTACGGACTGGAAAACGTCAGCCGATTCATTCTGCAAACGCCTCCTCATCCGGAGACGCGAACGTGATCTGCGCGCCTGCGCTCTCGCCCTCGTTCAAATGCGCCTCAAGCGCTTCCTGTCGTTCCATCATATCCTTGAGCGTGCCGGACAGCTCGCGCAGAGTGGTGCCGGTGTAGTTCGTCACGATCTTGCCGAGCAGCTCGACCTGAGCCGGATCCAACGAGATACAACCGTCCTTCGCAGCCTTGCGGACAATCGCAAGCCCTTCGTCCAGATCTTTCATCTCGCTGAGCGTCGCGGCAGCCTTGCGGCCGAGAGAACGAACAACATCGTCCACGACCTTGTTGCACCGCTTGATCTGCGTGCGGCGGATCTCGCGTCTTGCGGCAATACCGTCCTCGTCTCCCTCGTTCTGGGTGTGCACCCAGTCCGCGAGCGTCGATTTCGGAATGCGCAGCCGGCAGGCGGCATTTGTGATCGAGACGCCGCTCGCCACGAGCGCAAGCGCCTCCTCTTTGAACTTCTGGTCATACTTACTCCCGCGCTGCTGCATCCAATCACCTCCCGCGCGTGTCTGTCTTTGCTGAATACAAGTATAATCGGGAAAATCGGACAAAACGGACAACTTTGTTCTGACAGCAAAAAAAGCGCTCAGCCGAGCCATACAGCCCGCCTAAGCGCTTGTGTTTTCAGCTATTCGATTTCGCAACAACCTCCCGCTCGTACTCTTTCAGCAGCCGATCCAGTGTCGGCCTGCTGATACCATGCTCCCGTGCGATCGTTGCCTTGCTCTTGTGCCGTGTTACCCAGTCATGATATGCACCGGCAACATCGTCAATCTCCGTCTTTTTCCGTCCCTTGTACTTGCCCTCCCGCTTGGCAATCGCAACACCTTCCCTCTGGCGTTCGAGCATGTTTGCTCGTTCAAATTCGTTGATCGCGCCGAGGATGGTCAGAACCATACGTCCGTGCGGTGTCGAGGTGTCAAAGTTTTCTTTCAGGCTGTACAGGTGCACGCCCTTCGCACCGAGCCGATCAACCAGTTCCAGCAGGTCCTTCGTACTGCGGCTGATACGCGACCAGTCGAGCACATACACGGTATCGCCCTCACGCGCAAAGTCGAGCATCTCCTGCAGCTTGGGGCGATCCAGATTTTTGCCGCTGATCTTCTCAATGTACCAACGCTCGATATCGTGTTTCTGCAACGCCTCCACCTGCCGCGCCTCGTTCTGCTCGACCGTTGACACTCGCACATAGCCAATTTTCATTTTGTCCACACTCCTGTTGATAGTTTGTAAAGTTTACATTCTTGACTTGCCTTTACACTTGTAAATATAACGCAAAACCGACTTTATTTTTACGTTTACGCCGTTTTTCCGCTCCTGCACGTTGAGGCATGCCCTATTTTTACACCGCAGGGCACAGCAAAGCGGACGGGGTGCATGCGCGTCACCCAATCCGCAGGTATCGCTCCACGAGCTTGCGCGGCCCGCTCTCATCGGCATACCCCATACGCCGGGCGCACTCGCTCCAGCTTTTGCCGTCCAGATACCGCAGCCGCAGGGCGCGCCGCGTCATGGAGTCTGAAACGTTGTCGATCCACTGCCGCACCGTGTCGCGCTCATCCTGGCACTCGGCCTCAATGGCCTGCAGCCGATCCCGTGCCGCGTCCAGTGCATCCCGGCCAAACAGACAGCCGACGCCGTAAGTCTCCTCGATCCGCTTGTGGTGCCGAGCCTCCCGCGCAAACCGTTCTCTTTCTTCTTCCAGTTCACAGACCAGACTTTCAATCTGCCGCAATCTGTCTTTTGTCACCAGATACACCTCCTGCCGCATCGGCCTTCCGCCTTGCGCTCGTCACCGTTACGCGCTTCCGCGCGCTCCGTCCTTTGAGAGAGTACAAACAGTAATGTGATTACGTTCTGTATTCATTCGTCCGAACCTCTCCGACAAACCGTGGGGGAATTGTTAGACCCCTTACAAGGCTGTCAGGCGGACCCGGCCGCCGATATCTAAACTTTTCTTTGCCGTCTCCTGCGCAGGCGTTCCCACGGATCGGGAGCAGCCTTGCGCCGCTGTATCTGCCACCACGCGCCGAACGCGGCGTGATCGTAAATCCGGCCGACCATAACCTCATACCGACCGAACTCGTTCGCGTTCTGCACATGCTCGATGATTTTCACGCCGGGCGGCACTTCCGCTTCTTCTTCCTCGCCCAAACGCAGCCGTACCGGCTCTGCGGGCGGGGTAAGATTGCGGCTGGTGGAGTACCGGCGCGCGCCCTTGCCCTTGTGCGCGTCCTCCTTGAGTAGATAGATTGCCGTATCCTCGAAAAAGTCCGCGCCCTCGCGCAGCGTGCGCACATCAGCCAGACCATACGGCCAGCACTCACGCACCACCTCGGCCAGCTGCACGCCGTGCGCACCGCTGAGGATCAGGTGGTGGTGCAGCCGTACCGGCTCGCCGTCCATGTCATGTTCTTCCGTTACCGCTATGTATTTGTAGGTAAGGCCAATCTTCGCATACGACTTTTTCATCTTCGCATGGAATTTCTCCAAAGCACGCGCCCTGGAAGCCTCCGGCGCATACGTCAGGCACACAAACAGATCCCGACCGCTCACAAAATTCGCGTTGATGAGCTGCATCAGCCGCCACTTGCGCTGCCGCCGGTTGATCTCCTGCTTGGCCTTCTCGGTTGTCCGCCGTCTGCCCGCCCTCTGCCTGGGCGACATGCCCGGCATCGTGCCCATGGAATAAAGGCACATCTGATAGAGCGCACCATTGCACTCCTGTTTTTGATAAATCATAAATCACCTTTAACGCTCATTCGACAACTGCGGACCTATGCAAGCATTACGGTCCTTGGTCGAGGGTTTTAACCCTGTCACTGCCAGCTGCCGCGCTGAATTGGTTTTATAGAGAAAAAGAGTTCGACCCGTCCGGCTCATGCGCCCGCAGCGGACCATATACAAATTACACAAATTTCTGCCCAATCTTTACACCACCAATTTAGTGGTTTTCCGTTGACACACCACCAATTTAGTGGTATAATAAGACCATAGAAAAGAGAAAAACGACAGAACGAAAGGAACGATCATCATGAAACTGAACGCTGAACAGATCAACAAGATTAAGGAAATCGCAGAAGAATATGATTTTGACTACGCAGCAATCGGTTTCCGCTCTCAGGATGTACCCTTTGAGCTCGGCTCTATCGACCACGTTTCCCACATTTGGGACAACGGAGACGACACCGGCGAAGACCTTCCCGGTATTTGCGTTTGCTCTGTCAAGCTGGTTGATCGTAACCCTGATTATTACGGCGAGCATTGCGCTGTAATCGCCGGCAACGCTTACGAGTACGGCGAGGACGAGGGCGAATACATCATCCGTGACCCCGAAGTTATTGCAATCATCGCATAAGGAGGACTAACACCATGACCGATCATCAATTCAGCATCCTGTGGGGAGAGGCTTCAACCTCTCCCGATCGTGCCGTATTTGTTTCCGATTCGGCGCTCTCTGCTATCTGGGATGACCCGGAGGGCTCGCCGGTTCCCGCAGATCGTCTCCGCGAACTTGACGCGCTCTGGACCGCAGTGCATACATCCATCAAGGATATGCGGCAGGCGCTCGGTCTGTCCCGTCCGGCGTTCAGCGCTCGTTTCCTCGTGCCGGTCCGCACGCTGGAAAACTGGGAATCCGGTGCAAGCAAGTGCCCGGAATATGTCCGGCTCGCTCTCCTGCAGGCCGCCGGTCTGTATACGAGGGCTTAAACATGGCAGATCAAAAATATATCTATCCAAGCCGCGGGAAATATCGCGTCCACATCCCGCGTTTAGGAATAGACGGCACATTCCCCACGCTTGCCGAGGCTATCGCATACCGTGATCAATCGCTTGCAAGCACGCCGCAAGCCATGCACATCTGCGTTGACTGCGGCAAACCCTTTGCAGGTGCAACATCTGCTAAACGCTGCCCGGATTGCCGCAAAGTGTACCAGCTTAACTGGTCACGCCGCAAGGCAGGTTGGACGGAAGAAGAGATCGCCGCAGGCAAACGCACCGAAACGCGCGTCATCCTTCCCGGTGACCGTTTCGGGCGGCTGACTGTAGTAAAGCGCGAAGGATACGACCCGCAGCGCAACGCCACAATGTATCTATGTCATTGCGATTGCGGCAAAGATACTACCGTGCAGGGCGGCAACCTTGTAAGCGGTCACACAACCTCTTGCGGCTGTGCCCTAAAGGATGCGCAGCAGTCACCGCAAAAGCGTGTCGCAGCTCGTCTTACCAAGCCTCAGACCGGAAAAACCGAGCAGAATATCTGGGCAAGGTCTTTCCTCCTGACAGACGGCAAAAACGAATATATCTGCCGTAACCTGTCCAACTTCTGCCGCGAAAATCCCGAGCTTTTCGATCTGCCGCCCGGTGACGATGCCGCCGCCGAGCGCGAAGCAAAAGACCTTGCAACCTCTATCGGCCGTTATCGCTGCCACGGCTGGCTGGTTTCGAGGGTTTACGACCGCGTTTGTCAGCAATGTGGCAAACGGTTTCCGGCCGAAAACAAAGCGCGATTTTGCCCGGAATGTAAACAAGAGCGCATCCGCATTAAGTCCCGCAACTTCCAGCGCCGTAATAAGCTCGGCTGGACAGAGGAGCAAATCGCAGCCGATAAATCCTCTCAGCTTGTGAAAGTTCTTCCGCCGCTTCTGCGGCCGGGCGGACCGTTTGAATTTATCTCCCAGCCGGACCCGCGGCACTACGTTGCAAAGTGCAAGCGTTGCGGCAAAGTGATCGAACGCGGTGCAAGCTACTTTTACAGCAAAAGTGTCGTTTCGTGCGGCTGTGCCAACGCCAAACGTCTAAATATCCAGAACAAAATAGATGAAAAGTACATCTATTTGCGTTCGTCCGGGAAGTATTGCGTAACAATCGAAAAGTACCTTCTGAAAAAAGATTTTCCGACCTTAGATGAAGCAGTCAGCTTTCGCGATCTTATTCTCCACAACGCAGAGCTGATAGAATCATCCGAGAACCCGCCCAAAAATCTGCATTTTTGCACAAATTGTGGAAAATTACTTTTGAACGTTTCGGAAAGCCGTGTGTGTGCAGAATGCAAAAAAGAAAAGTCCATCAAATCCGCACAGCATGAAAAAGAACGTCGGCGCGATTACCAGCGCCGCCGTGCAGGCTGGACCGAAGAAGAAATCCGTCTCGGTCACCGCATCACAACGAAACCTTAACCCTCAAAGCCAGCCCTTCACGGGCTGGCTTTCTCTTTTCCGTTTTTCATCTTCCAAACCTTCCGCGCCTCGCTCACGAAAACCTTGCGGTAATCTCGCTCATACGCGCCGAAGCCGTAAGTAACCACAGCCGCCGTCATGCAGTTGATCAGCTCGTCTGCTGTCAAACCGTGCTCGGCAGCGTTCCGGATAAACTCACGCATTTCATTATCCGGCGGCCGTCCAAACGACCGGCTGTAATGCGAATCAGCCAGGTGTGCCGTCTCTGTCGGGTTGCGCTCCATCCTGTACACCACCCTCCACAATATCAAACAGCGTGTTCTCGTCGAGATCGCGCAGTTCGAGCTGGCCGTCCACGCAGCGCAGCTTGAGCATCTCCTTGACCTCGCCGTTAGACTTGTTTTTCTGCGTAATGGCTGAGGTAACATTGTAATCAAAATGGGTCTTATTGGTCTCGCGATAGATACCATCCTCGTCTTGCTCGCCCACGTTCCAAAGTTCCACGTTGACTTTGAGTGTTACACTGCCCTCGCTCAAGCCCTGCCGCAGCAGGGTATTCAGAACATCACGCAGCTTCGTATCGAATAAATCGACAGCATCATTAAAGATTCCGCCGCGCAGGCTCATCTCGTGTCTCATTCGCCTGTTCCTCCTCTCTGATCCGCTTAAGTGTTTTCTGAATTCCCGCGTGCCGCGCCACCTTAAAATCGGTTTCCAGTCCAAACAGCTGGATAATCTGCTCGGTCACGTTCACCACATCGGCCAGTTCTCCGGCAAGGTGCTCGAGCCTTGCCGTCAAATCTCGCTTCTTGCCGCCCTGCTCGTGATAGCTCAGCAGCATCAGCACCTCGCTTGCCGCGCTCGTGGCCTCGCCTAATTCCTCCATCAGCTTGCAGACCTGCTTTTCCTCGCCGTAATAGCTCGCGATCTGCATCAGCTTTGCCGCTCTTTTCACATTCATTTCATCATATCCTCGTAAAATGTAATTTCCCGTTTTGAAATATCCTCTGCTCTCAGCCGCAGCTTTTCGTATGCATAATCCTGATCCACCTCGTCGATCATTTTCTGCAGTTCATCCGCAGCCGCCTGAAAGGCGTCGAAAAACTTGTCGAGTCGCTTTTCCGAGAAGCCGTACGCCTCGTGCAGCGCAACCGCCGTCAGCCATAAGTGCCGCTGCATGGAGATATTCACCTCGTGCAGAATAACCTCATCCTGCACGGCCTGCCGGATCATCCGCTTGCGCGCCAGCACATCGGCATAATTCATGCCGGCCGGCTTGCCTCTCCGCTTCTTCATGCCAGCTTGTCACCTCTCTGTACTGACCTTCTCCCGACCATTTTCGCGACCTCACGAAAATGATCTAACTGCTTGTCCGTAAAACGCATCAATACCCCTCCCTCGCAAACTTATTCTGTACGGCATGATTGCTCTTGCCGAGCGCCGCGCCGATCTCCTTGAACAGATAGCCGCGCTTGCGCATAGCAACCGCCTTCTGATATTCCTCGTACGTCCAGTGAACCGACTTGTGCGGCTTCTTTTTCCGGCAGCCCAGCTCCTCCAGCACGTTTGTGATCGTCTCATACGCCCGTCCGGTCTCCCTTGAGATAGCGCGAATGGGCATGCCTGCTTGATACATTTTCGCAAGCCGCTGTTTTTCCTCATCCGTCACGCGCGGCTGCCGGCGGCCATCCTGCTTGATTTCCTCCGGCACAAAAATGCCTGTCGGCACCTCGCTGCACAACCCGCGCACATCGTCCTGCGGCGTAAATACGCATTCACGCGTGTAATATGTGCAGTGGTCAAACAGACTGTAATGCTCGGTCTCCTGTATCTCAAACCGGCCCTGCGGGTGTCTCCAAATAACCCGCGTCTTTTCTTTTTCTCGCATATTGTTCCTCCTGCCGCGCCTTGAAAATGGCGCTTTCTATTTCTTTCTTCTTTTCCCATACGTCCGGCAGCTCGGTAAACGGCTGACAGATCGGGTAAGCCTTGCCCTCATCGCCGTAGGTTCCGACAAGGTGATACTCCACCTCGCCAAACAGGGTGCGCTGAACCTCAACGCGCACCCTGTCGATCCGCACCCGCGGCAGCTCGGTCAGCTGAGAATACGGTTTAATTTCCAATCCGCTGAATCTCTGCATGGCCGCCCTCCTGTTTTTTAGCCTCCTGCCGAGCCTGCCATCGTTCGAGCAGCAGCGCCTCGAACTCGGCCGTTCCTTGCGCAGGCTCCGGTCGCGCTGCGGCCCTTTTGGCTTTCTCAGCCTTCCGCTTTGCTTTTTCGACGGCCTTCACGTACCGCATACAGCGTTCCACCCGATCATGCGGCATCTGGAACTTCTGCCGGTTTTTCTTCCAGTCGGCCATCAGCGGATCTGCCTCATCAGGTCGGCGCGGTACGCAATGTGCGCCGCCTTGTCCATGGAGACGCGGGCCGCCTTGCGGGCCTTGACTTCCTCTGCCGCCCGGCGGCGTTTTGCCGCGCAGAGATCCGCATAGCAGATTGCCATGCATACCAGCATCGCCGTTCCGAGCACCGCCGCCTGCATGCGGCTGCAGGCACCGGCAATTTGCATGTACATCACGCCGCCGAACACCGCCGCCGACAGGCTCATCATAAACTTACTTGCCTTCATCTTTCTTCCTCCGTTCCTGATTCATCAGTAATTCCCACGCCGTTTTCTGCAGGCGCTCAATGCGCCGCTTCATTTCATCCGGCGATACGTCACGGTAACAGTCGTCATCAATATGGACTGTCCCGTTCGGGTAATGATATGTTTTAACGATTGCCACCGTAACCACCCCTTTCTAAAGCCTATGCTTAAACCGGCTTGTCTGTTGCCGTCCGCGCCGCTTCTGCCTCTAAATTGAACTTTTGTGCTTTCTCAAGCTCAATGCGGGCAGCGATCCGCAGGCTCTCCGGCGCTTCCGGGTCAGCCAGCAGCTGCTCGGCGCTCATGCCGAGATACTCGTTGTATGTTTTCACTTGGGGATCACCTCAATCTTAATTGCTTTGTCCGCCCACTCAGTCACCTTTGCGATAGCGTCAGCGCGGCTGGCACAGAAAAACTGTTTCATCATGCGCCCGCCCGCAGGCTTTTCAAGCGTTACCCAAACCTCTGCATATGTTGTTTTCATGGCGTCCTCCTTAATCCCGGACAAATTTCAAAATCTTCAAACACATTTCGATTTTCAGTGCCGTGTTGGCTACCTGTGCCTGCGGGGCGTTCGCGTTCTGCTCGCCGAGCTGCTCCACGCAGTCCGCAAGCAGCGCAACGGTCTTTTCCGCGACATTTTCTAATACCTTGTCGCAGTCATTGTTCGAGATAACAAATTTCATCGTTTCACGCTCTCCTTGTCTTTCCCTCTCCAATCCGCTACAATAAAAGCAGGAAAGGAGGTATTTTCATGTGCAAAATTGTTCAGCGTAGTTGTCTGGTGATATGTCCGCTTCATCCGTGGATGAAACACACGGTCTATACCAAAACCACCGTCACCGAAGATGGTAAAACCTTTGCTATGTGCAACGGCTGTGATGCTATGGAAGGCCGAACACAATGTCAAAAATGCTGTGCCGCGATCACGTTGATGTATATGCGCGGCGAACCCGTGCCAACAGAGGCGTTTCCTCCACCTCTGCACCTTCTCGGCGAATCAGATCGAGCGACAGGAGCAAAGCCCGAATAAGCTCCTTGCGGAACCATTCGTCCGATTCCGCAAGTTCTGCCATTCCCGAAAACAGCGGTGTGTTTGCGTGCAGGCGAACCGCCGCTGTTTCTATTGCCGTGAATGCAAGGTCGAGATCGTTTTCCATCTCCTCACCCCTTCCTTTCTGCCTGCTCGGCAGGCTCTGTGCTGCTAACACCAGTGCGCTGAACGAACTCGCAAAGTCTATTTCAGATGCACTCATTGCAGCAGCAAACTAATTTCCCGCAACCCCCGTCAGCTGCTGCTGGCGGGGGTTGTCTTATCCTCACTGTTATACAAGTAGAAGAACTCAACCGGTACCCCGAGGGCCTTGCAGATCATGCCATATTCCTCAACCGAAATTCGATTGATTCCGTGGAGCATGCTGTAAACTTTTTGCTTAGACCAACCGCACTTGTCAACAATAATCTTCTGCCGAATGCCGTTTGCACGGATATATGCAAGGATATTGTCAGCGATTTTCATAACTTGCACCTCCTCTGTAAACTTTATCTTTACCAACATGTTTACATACGCTATCAGTCATGATAGAATTTACTTATAGGAAGGAGGTGAACCCCATGGATATAAGAGAAACGATACGCAAGAACTTGAAATACTATCTCGAAAGGAACCCCACCCCGAACGGATGAAATCCCCCAGCACTATTTTAACATAGTTTGGGGGATTTTATCAATATGCAACAGGAAAAATATGATATTCAAAAAGAATTTGAAAATGCCGGTCTGTTTCTGGATGAAGTAGAGTTTGATAATATAGAACGCCTCCAGTACGCCAACAGCCTCAGCAAAGAGGACTGGGCGCGCTCCTATATCCGCCGCAAGCGTCCGGAAGGTCTCACGTTGGAGATTGCCCGTGATGAGATTGTGCGCCGTAAGCATAAAGCGGATGCACTCGCCGAAGAACTGCGTATCAAGCACCGCAAAGTAAACTTTGCCGCCTTTGCAGGCGCGGCAGTTATTACCGCCACCGACTGCCTGTCAAGCCGTCCGATTCAGAGCGCCGGAGATGCCCTGCTGACCTATGCAATCGTACTTGCAGGCGGTTTCCTCGGGCTGTTCTGTGCGCTCATTATCAGCGGTATCTGGGAAGCGCTCGTTGCACGATCCTCAAACAAGCTGCTGTCCGGCCGCCTCGAAACCATTCTCAGCTATGCTGTTGTTCCGTTTGTGGCTGCTGTCCTCTGCTTCCTGCTCAATCATATCGGCTCTGGTAACTAAGGAAGTGATACAATGCAAATGGAATACGCCATGTATTTACGCAAATCCCGTGCCGACCTCGAAGCCGAGGCCCACGGCGAAGGCGACACCCTCGCCCGGCACGAGCATATCCTCATGGAGCTTGCCAAGTCCCGTGCCCTGCCCATCGGCGCGATCTACCGCGAAATCGTCTCCGGTGAGCGTATCGCAAACCGTCCCGTCATGCAGCAGCTGCTCTCTGAGGTGGAGGATGGCCGCTGGAAGGGCGTCCTCGTCACCGAAACCTCGCGACTCGCCCGCGGCGACACGATCGATCAAGGCATCGTCGCCCAAGCGTTTAAGTTTTCGGGCACACTCATCGTAACACCCGCCAAAACCTACGACCCCACGCAGGAGGCGGACGAGGAATGGATGGAGTTCGGCCTGTTCATGTCGCGTCAGGAGTATAGAATGATCCGCCGCCGTCAGCTGGCCGGAACGAGAGCCTCCAAGAAAGAAGGCCACTACGTTCCCGGACGTCCGCCTTACGGCTATGAACGCTACAAACTGGACGGCCGCGGCTGGTCCCTTCGACCGGTTGAGCCGCAGGCCGGTGTGATCCGCACCATCTACGATATGTATCTTTCCGGAAAAGGCTTTTCCGAAATCGCGAACGAACTGAACGCTATGAAGATCCGCACACCGCTCGATAAAAAATGGGTGCCCGCGACTACCCGTGCCATCCTGCAGAACCCGCACTATGCCGGTTTTATCCCCAGTGCCATGAAGGTCAACACAAAAATCGTGCAAAAAGGCAAATTGATAACCAAGCGACCGGTCAATAAAAACTGTGAGCTGTACGAAGGAATACACAAAGCGATCATCCCGCGGGACGTCTGGTACAGCGTCCAACAGCGCATGAAAGACACCGTTACGCCGCGTGTACCGCGCAAATACCAGCAGATGAATCCGCTGGCCGGACTGGTCTACTGCGACCAATGCGGTAAACTGATGTCTCGCCATCCATACCGCCGCGAAGATAAAGTCCGGTTTGGCTGTGAAAATCCGTCCTGCTCTACCGTCTCCAGTCTGTTTGAAGATGTGGAAAACCTTGTCCTGCAGTCTCTCCGCGAATTTCTTCACGAGATCGAACTCAGCTCTCCTACCCTTCTGGACACGAAAAGCGAAGAAATCGCACTGCAGAATATCGAGAAGCAGCTTACCGATATAAACCACCGTCTGCAGCGTACCTATGAACTGCTCGAAGTCAAAACATAAAATGTTATAGGTTTACGAAACGACAAAAAAAGCGCCGTCAACCGACGGCGCTTTCTCATTTTCTTATCAGAATCCCAATCCTTTCAGTCCGCTAAGTCCCTTAAGCTGCTTAAGTCCGCCGGAACTGCTTCCTCCCGACTTCCTCGACCCGCCGGAACTCTTTTTGCTCTTGCTTGCCGCCGAGGACAGCTGCGTATAAACCGGCGATCCCTCGTAAACATACCCGGTCTTTGCGTTCTTGTAATCGCCGATGAGCGACGCAGGGTCAACCGGCGTGCCGTCCTTGGTAATTGTCAGATCAAGGTGCGGACCGGTCGAATTGCCGGTGCTGCCGACATTGCCGATCGTCTGCCCCTGTTTTACTTCCGTGCCGACCGCAACGCTGCTCTGATTCTGCATGTGGTGATACATGCTGACATAGCCGTTGTCATGCGTTACTTCAATCGTCCAACCATAGCCGCTCACCCAGCCGTTTGCGGTTACCTTGCCACCCTTAACCGACTTGATCGCCGTACCGGCAGGAGCGGCAATGTCAATGGACTTGTGCCAACGCGAGGACGAGGCACCGTTGCTTGTCGCGAACGTGTCTCGGGGACCGAACTTACTTGAGATCGTGCCGCCCTCAACCGGGTTTGCGAACTCGCCGCCCGCGTACTGGTACTTGGAAACTGTAGCTGAACCGAACGGGTTCTTCTTCCATTTACGGTTCGAGCTTTGCCAGAGGTACGCCTTCTGTGCCTGGGTCAGTCCGTCAATGGATTCCACGGCCGCCTTGGCCTTTGCCTGGCTTACGCCCTTGCCGTCCGTGTCTGCCGCCTTGAGCGCCATCTGGTACAGCGCATAAACACCCGGCGAAATACCGGCCTCCTTGGCAACTGCCGCCTTGGCCTCCCAGCCGGACAGCTTGTCGTTGTCCGCCACATGCTGCTCGTAGCTGTTGAGCAGTGAGCGCAGCTCCTTCTTGCCTGCGTCCTTGAGGTAGCTGTAGAACTTGCGGTCCTTGATCGCGTCCTCGTATATGGATATATGGAACGCATTGCCGGAAGCGCTGTCGCTGTACGCGCCGAACAGCGCGTCCTTCTGCGTGTCGGACAGATTGCCATAGCCATTGAGAATGGACTGCATCGCATCGCTCTTGCTCATGCCGGAACCTTTGTACTCCTTGTTGTACGTTGCCATGTCGCCCGCAAACTGTACAAAGTCAGTTGCATTTACCGTGCCCTTTACTGCGTCCCAACGCTCCTTGTCGCTTTCGCCCATGGCAGAAACGAGCACATAGTCCGCAAACGCGTTCTTTTCCGCGTCCGTGTGTTCGCCGTCCTTGGCATACTCGTCGAGGATGTTCTGCATCACAGCGTTTTTCGCGTAAAGCTGGTTGTTCTCGCCGTCCTCGTAGTCCTTGGCGTCAACATAGTTGTCCGCAAGCGTTTGCTCAATCACGCTGTCCCACTTGACGAAATCATCAACCGAAATACCGTGCTTAATTGCCTCGGCCGCGTCGTCCTGTCTGCTCTCGCGCACATACTGGCTAATATCAAACGCATCCTGAGAGGTGTAGTCTGCGGAATCACCGGCTGTAATCAGCTCGCGGTCGAGCGTCTTTTTCTGCATCGGCGTAAGGTCGTTGTTTGCAAGCAGCATTTTGCGGATAGAAGCCGCCGCAATCTCCTTGTAATTCTCGCGGCCGTATTTCTCCCTGGCATCCGCAGTGGTGGCCTTCATCGCCTTAATAGCCGCAAATACCGCCTCGGAATTGTCGATGGTGTTTCCGTTCTCGTCCTTGTTCCAGCTCATACGCTGCCGCAGCTCCTCGAATACCTTCGTCTCGTCCGCATTCAGGCTGTTGTAATCATCGTCGGCCCACTCCTGCGCAGTTTTGAGCGACGACTTGCCGAACAGCATCGCCTGTGCCCAGTCGCGGGGGCTCTGGCCGTACTGCGGGAACTGCAGGATCTTCTCGCCGTTCTTGTCCAGACTGTAGCTGCCGCCGGCGTATACCGTGGCCGCACCTTCCAGAGCCTTCTTGACAGCACCGCCGCCGAAAGGCAGCAGCAGGTACGCCGCCGAGTTGGCAAGGCCCTTACCTGCGTCAAGCGCAATGCGCTTAGGGTCGTAACCGTTCTCATGCTCCGATTTAAGTTTCCCGACATCCGGAACCGCCGAGAAGAGCGGTACACGGCCACCACCAATCAAACCGCCCACAAAAGGAATCTGCTCAGCAATATTCTCACCGAGGTCGAGTGCAATGTCGACGCCGGACTTTTTCTTCTTGTCCTTGTCGTCATCGTCTCCCAGGCCGAACGCCTCCGCGATCAGCTCCAGCGGGTCAAGGTCAAACGCATCGCCAATCATGCTGATGGGGTCAAACGCCGAGTCGCGGCCGGTCAGCTGATGGTAAACCGCGTTATACAGGTACGCGCCGGTAAATACCTTCGTGTACGCCCACGCCAGCTTGGGCACGCTCTGCTTAGCCCGCGGCAGGTCCTTGAACAGATAGGAAAGCTGGTTGTTCACCTCAAGCTGAAACATGGTGAAAACCTTGCGGACAGGGTTCACGCTGTTGAACGCGGTCGGCTGCGCGCCCTTGGAGCGGTCTGCCATCAGATTGGCGGCAAACGTGTCCGCATTGTCGAACGCCTCCTGCACATCCATGCCGTTCTGGATATTCTGCAAATACTTCGCTCTCGTTACCACGTTGCTTGTAAAGTGGTCGATCGCCTCCATCGGCATGCCGGCAATATCGGAGATTTTGCGCGTCAGCGTCCGGTCAAGGAACTGCGTACCCTCGCGGTTGGTCAGGAAAACCGAGCCGTCCGTGAATCCATCATCCTTCACAGCGCTTTTCACCGTGTCGCGCATGGCTTTGATGAGGTTTGCCGTGCTCACCTCGCCGCCCGCCTGCGTGATTGGGATAAAGTTCGTGATCCACGAGCCGGGGTTCATTGCGATCATGTTCGCCGCCACACGTCCCTCAATGTTCTTTGCCACCGTGTACATCTGGCGGCCGATCATTTCCTCCCATCCGCGGTCTGCGCGTGCCTTCTTGCCCGCAAGGTTGTTGATATACTCGTGCAGGTTGGAAACATAGCCGCCCATGCCCTGCTTCTTCTGTGCATACAGTTTTGAAACGTTATCCTGATTGGGATCGTATGCCTGCTCGATCTGCTGGTGTCGCTGAAGTCCGTCAAGCGTTGGATTGTTTCGAATCTCGTTAATCTTGGCTTTTGTGCCTTCGTCCGATAGACGGTACCGCAGCGCATCTTCAAGTGCTCGCAGATTCTGCACGCTGTTCGTCAGGAAAATAACGTCACTCGCCGTTTCAACGTAGCGATCAAAACCGGCTACCGCGTCATAGTCTGTAATTTCACCCTCACGGTGCAGAAGGTTGCCGAACCACTTCTTGCCCGGCTTGAAATCGTCCGTAATGCCCGCAAGGTCGGTTGGAAGGTTCAAACTGCTGTCTTTACCAAGACCGAGAGCAAAACGCACGCGCATCAAAGCAGTATCCGGTTTGTCTAAGGTGAAATGCGGTGCATAATTCTTAAGGTAACCCGGTACAGAATCCCACATGCCGTTCTCAATCAACGAATCACAAATTCTATTGTACATATCATCGTAGATGGCACGGAACTCAGCAACGCCATTCGCAACACGTTCCTGCAGCTTGCTCGTTACCTTGATTTTCTTTGCCGCGATATAGTCCGCAGCCGCACCCGTCTCGCCTTCCAGCATCATTTGCACAAGCGCACTTTCCTGCTGGTTAAGATTCAGTTTTGCCACGCGTTCTCTAAGTGTATTAACGTAATTCGTTTTATCTGCAACATCCTTGTGTACAGGCTTAAAGAACGCTTCATTCAGCTGTTCAGCCTCGGCACGATGGGCTTTGTCAAAAATATCATAACTGTTGCGTTCCATTGTTTCGCGGCTGTATGCTGCCGCAAACTTTTTGTCTGTGGCAAATTCAGCAATCTTATCCGCCATTTCTTCCGCATTTAAGGCCATCGCTTCACGACGAGCCTGTGCATACTCCTGCAGCGGCTGCATAAGACGCTGTTCTTCCTGCTGCAGTTGGTACATGTGCATAACAGCCGCCGGATCATCACAATTTGTGAACGATTCAGTCGCACCGTTAATCATAGCCGCCTGCAGCAATCTGTTATCCTTTGCCGATAACGGATGTTTTTCTTTGAAGCGTTTCAGTTGCTGCCGTACCGGCTGTGCCATTTCAAACTGCCCGCGCAACTCGCTGTTCTGTTCACGGCGTGCCGCCTGTTCGTCCGCCTCATAGACAAACGAGTGCTGACTGTTCAGCTGCTCCTGCAGCTCCTGTGCAGCCTTCTGCGGCGTCTTGCCGTACATCTCATATTTGCCGAGCGGACGCGGCTGCTCCTTCTGGCTCTGCTCAAACCGATATTCCGAGTCGTCGAGCGACGGACTCAGCGCTTCCTCGGCAGCGGCGGCGCGCTGCTGTTCGCTTGCCACCTCATAGGTGCCCGGCTCTGCGATCCGCTGTGCGTTCTCGGCTTCGACACGGTGAATACCTTCCTCGCCGGTCTCGTTGTTGCGGAAAAAAGCATTGTAACTGCCGTCCGGATTCTGGCTCAGCACCTCGCCCACGTTGCCGCGGTCTGCCGTGCGGATCATGTCATTCTGCTGGATTTCCGGCATAACAGCGCCGGTCTGCACTCCCTGCTCATTCAGCTGTGCGTTCAGCTGGCGGATTTCGTCCGTCAGTTGATTACGGCGCTGCATTTCGGCCACCGAGAGCCGCCCGTCTCCCTGATCGAGCTCCTGCAGCTCCGTCCAGGCATTATTCAGCCGGTTCTGCAGGTCGGTTACGTTGCTCTGCGCTTGCGTGTCCATCTGCTGTACCGCCTGTGCGGCCGCACGCTGATTGAGCGCCCGGTTCTCCTGCTCCTGCAGGTAATGTGCTGTCTCAGCCTTTTCCTGCAGATCAAGATGATTCTGCAGATCCGCGTCATAGTTTGCCGTCAGCTCAGCCGACCGTGCAGCATTCTGCCGCTGCATATCGGTCAGCGCGTTTACCATCTTGTTCTTCGCGGTCTGCACCGCACGTTCCCGAATCGGTCCTTCCGGCAGCTTAAGCGCCGCCTGCAGCTCACTGTCGAGCTGGACAAGCTGCTGCACCTGATTGCGCTCGTAGTCATACGCATTCGCTGCCTTTGTCGCGCCCTCGTCAGCCGTTTTAGCGCCCAACGCGCCCGCCGCACCAAACACCAAACCGCCAAACGCGCCGCCTGCGGCGCTCTGGGCAAGCTCCTGCAGGCTGAACTTTGCGTCCGGGTCGTTTGCCGCCAGATCCGCAACGTAGTTCATGAAATAGCTTACGCTTTCCTCTGTTGCCTCGGAACCCATCTGCCGAAGGATATTCTTCACAGCATTTGTGCCGCCGGAGTGCAGTATCTTACTCATCTGCTCAAGCGGCAGCTTCTCAGTAACCGCCTCAATCGCACCCGAGGTCAACCCTCGCGTCAGCGACTCCCGCGCACCGATCCCGCGCTCATTCAGCTCAAACGAGCGCTGACCGGCCGCCTGGCCGCCCATCATGATCGAGCCGACCGCCGGACCGACAACCGGAATCGCACTTGCCGCCATCGTCGGCGCATTGCCTGCAAGGGAAATGCCCTGTTCGGTCAGCCATCGCGGCACGGGTGCCAAACCGGCCGCGGCGTTCGCCTGGGCCTCATTCGCCTCGCGCAGCATGCGCTGAGACCATTTGTTCGGATCAACGCCCTTGTTTACGGTCAGCTCGTTCTTGCGTTTTTTTACCTCCTGCAGCTGATCGTACACCGCCTGATAGTCCGCCGGAACCGAGCCGTCCGCCGCCGTGCTGTTCATGCCCTGCAATTGCAGTTCGAGCTGCTGCTCCTGCTCCTCAAGCTGGCGGTATTCCTCATTCTGGCGGCTCTCCTCCACGTTCGCGCTCGCCTGACGCGAGGTGTCCACGAGGGACGGCAGCGATGCGATCCACCGCTTGCCGACAGCCTCCATGCTGTTGCCAAGACGGTCCGCCGCGTGCCGCAGATCAATGTTTTCCTGCACATAGGCAAGCGTCTGCTCGTCCGCACCGGCAGCTTTCAGCTGGTTCATGATATCATCTGCGTTGTCGCGCGGCTGATAGGTAAGGCCGTACCGCTTCATAATGCGGCGCATCTCATCGGAAAGTTCCTTACGTGCCCTGTCGCGGCTCTGTGTGTCCTCGCTGCTCCATGTCTCATCCGAACGGTTAAACAGGTCATGCATCGTCTTGTGTGCATTGTAGCCGGTCTGGCCGCTGAAATAGTCCTCATCCAGTCCCTGCGCCGCCTGCATGGCGGTCGGGTAGACAGTTGCCTTGTCTGTCTTACCCATCACGCCGGAAGTATGCAGCAACTGTGTTGCCTGATTCAGCCGTTCGGTCGGCTTGCTGCCGTAGGCCATGCGCACGCCGGCAGTCATTTCGTGGCCGTACTTATCAAAAGAGGCACCGGTCTGCGGATTGTACTCGTATCCCAGCTTGCGCCGCAAGGCGTCGTTCTGCGCGTGCAGCTGTGCCTTCCTGATCGGATCGCTGGTCGTGTGCCAGTCCATGGAGTTCTTGAGAAACTGCGTCAGCGTCGGGTTGCCGTCTCCGCTGCTCTTGTTCGCTGTCGAAACGTTCTGACGCGGATTGCGTCTCTGCTGTGCGGCCTGCTTGGCAGAAAACCGGTTCACATTCGCAATGCTGGAACTCTGTGCACTGTTCAGCAGCTGCTGAGGACTTCTCAGGCCGAACGAATTCTGCTGTGTGCTCTGCGTTCTCTGTACAACCGGCGTGCTCCTCTGCGATGATCCGGCAGATGTATTCTGCCGCACCGTTGTCCGCTGCTGAGTGTTCACGCGCTGGGTGGTCTGCGTCTGTCCGCCGTGAGCCTGTACGCGCTGCTGCTCACGATTGTGCGCTGCCGTTGCACGACGATCATTGCTTTTCGGTGCAACCTGCGGAACCTTAATCAGCGTAGGTTTGTTTTGGCTCTTGTTCTGCTTTTTCTTAAAATCATCGTAAAAACTGCCCATAGTAACCTCCTAAAGAGAGAAGGCGGCGAAAATCGCCGCCTTCTGGCGTAGTTAAAGCTGGTTAAGCTGCCACTGAGAATACTTGTTGGAAAGATTCTGACCGGTAGTCTGCGCCTGCATGTAAGCAATCTGAGCATTGATATACTCAATCTGCTTGCGAGCCGTCTCCATGTCGATCTTGCCCGCTTCAAGCTCCTGCTGCACCTGCTGCCTCTGCATTTCAAGCTGCTGCGCCGCAAGGGTAGCTGTACCGTTGTAAGTACCCGTCTGCTCGGCCTGCGAAAGCCCGAACTGCTGACCCCACTGGTTTGCCGCAACGATGTTCTGGGTATTCTCGTAGCCCTTGGCGGCAATCTCCTTATAGAGATTGGCAAGCGCGTTTGCCGCCTCAATATCGCCGGTAAGCTGTGCCTGTGTAATGGCCTGCTCGATCTTGGCGAGCGTCTCGGTCTGCGTGGTGGCGTTGCTGTTCAGCGCGTTCTGATAGGCGTTGCCCGCGCTGATCTGGCTCGATTCGGTAAGGCCGCTTGTCAGCAGGCCGTTTGCCGCAAGGGTTTCCGCGTTCGAGCCGCCGGGCTTAATGCTCTGCATATACGCCTTTTCCGCAGCGGCGTTGTTGGCCTCGGTCTGCTTCATCACGTCGTATTTCTGACCGTTCAGGCTGGCAACCGCGCTATCCACCTTGGCCTTGAGCGCCGCCTGCTGCTGTGCAGCCGCGTCCTCCATGTACTTCTTGTAAGCGTCAAAGCCGCTATTGAGCTGATTGCTCATCTGCTTGCCCAGTACATTGCCGCTCACATAGCCCTTGCCGATGTAGTCCGAGCCGTCCGAGCCGCCGGAATAGCCGTACTGCGCACGCAGCGCCTCGGCGTCCGCATGGGCGGATTTCATAGCCGCAGTGTCACCGCGCGCCTGTGCTTCCGCATAGCGCTTTTTGATCGCCGCCATCTGGGCGGAATCCTCCACGCTCGTGTCCTTAATGGTCTGGTCGTTATGCGATCCGAGCGGCGTATACGCACCGCCGGAGGACGAGCCGCCGCCCGAGCTGCTCCCGCCCGAGCCGCCGGTGCCGGAAGCGCCGCCGTAGGTGAACGTCTGACCGCCTTTGCTGATCGTGGTCGTACCGTCGCTGTTCTTGGTCCATGTCGAGCCGTCCGAGCCCTTCATGGTAGAGCCTGCCGCGGCACTCGAAACAAAGCTCTTGCCCTTGTCCGAGCCGATTGAGTACGAGCCGCCCTTGCCGGTTGCCGCCATCGACGCGCCGGACGAGCCGGAGGACGAGGATCCGCTCGAACCGGAAGAACCTGACGAGCTGCCCGAGGACGAGCCGGAGGAGCTGCTCTTGCTTGCCTTTGCCGCTGCAGCTGCCGCCTTAACAGCACCCGCCAGCATAGAACCCAGTCCCATTTACTTCACGCCCTTTCCGAGAAGGCCGAGCCGCTGCAGGATAACCGCAAGCTGCTCGCGCGTCAGCGGACTCTGCGGCTTGGTGCCGTCCACAATACCCGCGTCTGTCGCTGCCTTCCATGCCTCGGCAGCATACGGATGCGGCTTCTGGTTGGCCTTTTCGGCCTGATAGCGTTCTTCATGTGCCGCAAATTCCTTGTCTGTCATTTCGGTTTCCTCCTTCTTTGCCGTGGTTACCGTGTTGTACTTCTGCACCTCTGCCCACGGGAAATTCGTTCCCGGACAGTCGGTGGAGTTTACATCTTTGTGCCGTAACAGCTTTGCGCCGGGGTATTTCGCCATCATGGCGCGGATCAGCTCTTTCAGCGCGTTCAGCTGCGCCGCAGGCATGGTCTCGGTCATATAGCTGCCCTCGCAGCAAATACCGATTGCGCGGCTGTTACAGCCCTGCGCGTGCGCGCCGACCGCCCATTCCGGGCGGCCTCTGTAAACCTTGCCGTCCTTGCGGATATAGAAATGATAGCCGATGCCGGTCCACCCGCGTTCCAGGTGCCAGCGGTTGACCTCCTCCACACTCGCGCGGCTTGCCTCTGCGTGATGCAGAATGATTTCATCCGTCTTGTTCCGGCGGCTGAAGCTGCCGTTTGTAGGCAGATTTACGGTGATAATGTCCATTTACTTGCCCTCCCTGTTGGGATGCGTGTAGCCGAGCGCGGTCTTGCTGTCCCCGATGCCCGCCGTGGTGGGGTCCACAAACACGCTGAGGATAGCCAGACACATGGTAACAAGCTGCACCGGATTAGACAGCACCGAAACAGCACCGTTCCACACAGCCGCCCAACTCGTAAACGTCTGCGGGTCAACACCAATCGCCGTAATAGCAACCGACGCAACGCCAACCCAGAACCACGGATTGCGAAAGCGTACCGGAATATTAACTTTCATGTTCTAAATCCTCCAAATCGTCAATACGGTGGTTTGCCACTTTCACTTTCTCATCCATCACGGCAAACTCCTGTTCGAGCTTATAGGTGCGCGTGATGAGATTGTTGTGCTTCTCCACCTTCTTCTCCAGCTGCTCAATGCGGTAATTCGTGAGATTGCTCGACAGCGCAATACCGCCGAGCGTTCCAACAAGCGTACCGACCAGACTGAGCGCCGCCGTGATAACTTCCGCCGGCATGATCAAATACCCAGCAGACGCTTGTCCTCTACGCTCAGCAGCTCCGGCACACCGGTCTGCACAGAGCGCCAGTGCTTGTACTGGGCACGCAGCAGCGCGTTGTGCTTGAGACCGTGGGCGTTGTCGAACTTGTCGAGCTGCACGCCAATATCTCCGGCGTACTTCTTGATGGTTGCATAGTTCTTGATGTAGATGTTAGATTCGTACATGGTTTTGTCCTTTCCGGGCTTCTGCCCTATCATAAATGTAAAATTTCCGGTGATTCTTACTTGTTGTAGTCCTCGCCGGTGATTTCCTTGTACTGCTCGGCGGTGATTTTCTTCTTCACCACCGCATTGCCGACCATTTTCTTGGTCCACAGACCGGCGTCGTAATACTTCTTGATCTTCTCAAACCAGTTAGCCATTTACGCCACCTCCGTATCGGTCATCATGCTGATGTAGTCCACCTGTGCAGCGAGCGCGGTGTTGCTGGTTTCCAGCTCCTCCACCTTAGACACTAACTGCGAGATCGCCTGCGCGGTCGTATCGTCGGCGGCCGTGGTGCAAGCGACAGTATACGTCTGCTTGTCCTTGTCGTAGGTGATGGCACGCAGCGCATAGCCGCCGTGCGCCTCGACCAGATCGCCGTCATCGGTGCGGACCTCGACCAGAGCGGTGTTCAAATTGGACACCGTTTCAAAGTCGGTTTCGGTCAGCGTCAACGTCAGGCTGTCGCCCTGGCACTGATAGTCCAGCGCCTTGATTCCGTTGATTTTCATTTGTCCTTCCTTTCTGCGGC